ACCGAAAAGAAGGAACGAGGATTGATCTCTGGGTCATACCAAGACCTGATCAAGAGAGGTATCCGCGAGGACACCTGCAGGAAATTTGGCTACCAGGTTGGAGAGTACCAAGGGCGCACTGCCCAGATTGCCCCGTACTACGATGCGAGTGGAACCCTTATTGCCCAAAAGATCCGTACCCCCAGTAAGGACTTCCCGGTACTAGGGGATACCAAGGGCCAGTCTGCGTGTCTCTTCGGATCTCAGCTCTGGAACTCAGGCAAGAAGATCATTGTCACTGAAGGTGAGATCGACTGCATGACAGTCTCTCAGGTTCAGGGCAACAAGTGGCCAGTGGTCTCTGTACCTAACGGTGCCAGTGGTGCAAAAAAATCCATTGCCAAAAATTTGGAGTACCTCAACAAGTTCGAAGAAGTCATCTTCATGTTCGACATGGATGAGCCTGGAAAGGAAGCTGCCGCCGAGTGTGTGCAGCTCTTCGAACCTGGCAAGGCCAAGATCGCCACGCTGCCCTTCAAGGATGCCAATGAGTGCCTCCAGAAGGGCCAGCCTGAGGCGATTGTTGCAGCCATGTGGAACGCCAAGGTCTACCGCCCTGATGGTATCCTGGCAGGTGAAGATCTCTGGGCTGAGGTCTCCTCCAACGAGGTGATTCCTTCGGTAGCCTATCCCTGGGAAGGACTCAACAAGATCACTCACGGTGCTCGCAAGGGTGAGCTGGTGACCATGACTGCAGGCTCAGGTGTAGGTAAGTCAGCCATAGTCCGAGAGATCGCCCACCACCTCATCAAGTCTGGTGAGACAGTGGGAATGATCATGTTAGAGGAGAACCCAAAGCGCACTGCACTGGGTCTCATGGGTATTGAACTTAACAAACCGCTCCATTTGAGCAGAGAGGGTGTAGATGAAGTTGATATTAAGAGAGCGTTTGACAGCACTGTCGGGTCTGGGAAGGTATTTCTATACAACCACTTTGGCTCCAGTGACATTGAAAATCTGGTTTCCCGTGTTCGCTTCCTTGCTCGTGGGTGTGGTTGTGGCTGGATTGTTCTCGACCATCTCAGCATCGTAGTTTCAGGCCTTGGGGATGGCGACGAGCGCAGACTCATAGACAATGCGATGACCTCCTTGCGTACCCTGGTCGAAGAGACTGGGGTAGGGATGTTCCTCGTGTCACACCTTAAGCGTCCTTCGGATGGCAAAGGGCATGAGGAGGGGGCCAAGACTTCACTGTCTCAGCTCCGTGGCTCAGCAGCTATCGGGCAACTCAGCGACATGGTCATTGGCCTTGAGCGTAACCAGCAAGGTGAGGACCCCAACGTAACAACTCTGCGTATCCTGAAGAACCGCTTTAGTGGTGAGACAGGGGAGGCCGGGTACTTACTGTATAATCGTGACACTGGTCGTCTCTCAGAGACTTCTGGTGATTTCAAAGACGAAACTAACTCGGAGTTTTAATGAAAGTTGTTCTCAAGCCAACCGTAATCGACGAGATTTACGAACGCATTGATGACGCCAAAAGGAACCACCGTGAGGTGGCCCACATCTTGGTTACGCCGGAGGAATACGCCGAAATTGTCCGTTGGTCACAAAGCCCCCCTCGATCTGCCAACCTGTCACCAAACGCCGATAAGCTTCCGACCGTCTTGCTGGAGAATTCACACCAGAATTACGCCGCTCGACGCTTCACCGCACATACGAAGTTCCTTGAGTTCCCCCTGTACGTAGTTCCGCCAGAATACATTTCCTGAGTGAAAGAAGCCATGACACAGAACGACATTATCCTTCACCACCTTTATCGCACCGGCAGCATTTCGCAGCGTGAGGCACTGATCGACTACTCGATCCAGTCCCTGACCAAACGTATCAGCGAGCTGCGGGACGAAGGGTTTCAGATCGAGACCCAGCATAAGAAGCACCCGGTGACCGGCCAGCGTTACGCTCGGTACGTGATGGGCAAATAATTTAGCTCGAAAAATTTTTAGCTAGTCGAAAGGGACAGCGTGGCAATTGTATTCGATTTGGAAACAGATGGATTGCTGGATGAAGTTACGAAGATCCATTGTTTGGCAGTGAAAGATCTGAAGACTGGTTCAGTACACACTTGGGTTGATAAGATTGAGGAGGGTTTGAAGCACCTCATGGCTTGGGCTGCTGAGGAGAGAACACTCTCAGGCCACAACGTCATCAAGTACGACATCCCTGTGATCCAGAAGCTCTACCCTTGGTTCACTGTAGACCAGTCTAAGGTCTTCGATACTCTAGTTGCCACGCGACTGATCTGGGCCAACATCAAAGACACAGACACTGCCCTCCTCAAGCAGGAGAAACTCCCCGGCAAACTCTTCGGGTCTCACTCACTGGCTGCTTGGGGCTATCGCCTGGGCAACTACAAGGGTGACTACTCGGGGGGCTGGGAGACGTTCTCTCAGGAGATGCTTGACTACTGCGTCCAAGACGTAGAGGTCACCGCATCCCTGTACCAGAAGATCATCGACAAGGACTACGCTCAGCAGTCTTTGGACCTAGAGCACCAAGTGGCTTGGCTCATGGCTAAGCAGGAACGCAACGGCTTCCACTTCGATATGAAGAAAGCCGCTGAACTCTTGGGCACCCTGGTCCAACGGAGAGGGGAGCTGGAGAGGGAACTCAAAGAGTACTTCGGCTCTTGGGAGGTACCGCTCCCCGACTTCGTGCCTGCTCGTGACAACAAGACCCTCGGGTACAAGAAGGGTGTCCCGGTCAAGAAGATCAAGACAGTGGAGTTCAACCCCTCGTCTCGTGATCACATTGCAGACAGGCTGATCACACTATACGGGTGGAAACCTGCAGACTTCACTGAGGGTGGCAAGCCCATGGTGGACGAAGTGGTGCTGGGGAAACTCAGCTACCCACCCTGCAAGCAGCTCACAGAATACCTGTTGGTCCAGAAGCGCATCTCTCAGCTTAATGAGGGAGGCCAGGCTTGGATGAAGTGCGAAAAGAAAGGCAAGATCCATGGATCGATTAACCCGAATGGAGCAGTCACTGGACGTGCTACGCATAGCTACCCAAATATTTCTCAAGTGCCTTCTTCTGGTTCTCCTTACGGGCCTGAGTGTAGGGAGCTATTCACTGTGCCTGCTGATTGGCTCTTGGTTGGGGCTGATGCTTCTGGCCTAGAGCTTAGGTGCCTGGCCCACTTCATGGCCAAGTGGGATGGAGGCAAGTACGCGGAGATCCTGTTGGGTGGAGACATCCACACGGAGAACCAGAAAGCCGCTGGCCTATTAACCCGTAACCAAGCAAAGACTTTTATTTATGCATTCCTCTACGGAGCAGGTGACGCAAAGATTGGTTCCATTACTGGTGGAGCTGCAAGTGAGGGACGGAAGCTCAAGCAAAAGTTTCTACGCTCACTGCCAGCCCTCGGACGACTTGTCGAAGCCGTTCAAGGAGCTGCTAAACGAGGCTACCTTGTTGGGCTGGACGGAAGGCACATTCACGTTCGCAGCTCACACGCTGCACTGAACACTCTCCTGCAGAGTGCTGGGGCATTGGTCTGCAAGAAGTGGCTGGTCCTCTTGGAGGAACACCTACAGGCTGCAGGCCTCAAGCATGGATGGGACGGTGACTACGCCTTCTGTGCATGGTCTCACGACGAGTGCCAGATTGCCTGCAGATCCCCAGAGATTGCCGCGGCTGTCCGCAAGATGGCTGAGGATTGCGTCCTGAAAGCAGGGGACTATTTCGGTTTCCGCTGCCCTACCGCAGGGGAGTCCAAGGTTGGAAAAACATGGGCAGACACGCACTGATATGAACCGAACCGAACTTCTTCATAAGGTTTACCGCAGTGGCCTTTCTCTCCAGTCAGGCACGGCGCGACAGTTCGACCAAGAGATTGCCGCTCTGGCTTGTCTTGGTTTGATCACAACAAAAGTAGCCCCACACCAGTACGGGCGTATATGGCGAATAACGGAGGGGGGTCTGGGACTTCTCCGTGAAGAAGGATTTCTATGAATGAAGCTATTGAACAGCAGGACGAAGCTCAAGAACTGTTAGATCACAAGGTGTATCGCCCAGAGAACTTGGTGTTCATGGGCCGGAATATCTCGGTGCAGTTTCTTGAAGAAGGCCCATGGGGATCTGATGCCTTTGGTGACTTTTATTCCAAGGAACAACGCATCCGAATTTTGGAAGGCCTGACCCCCGTCGAAGAGATGGACACCTTCCTGCACGAAGTGATCCACATGATCATGTATTACATGCGCATCATGATGGGCCAAGTAGACGAAGAGATGATCACCCACAGATTGGCCACAGGACTGTCCTCAGTTCTCGTGGAAAATCCCCACGTAGCAGAATACATTGCCGTCATTTCCACCACCAGTACTACAGAGTTAACCAAGGAGTAAGATGAATATTGCTGACATGAGTGTTGAATTTCTGGACCATATGGGTTCAGACCTGACCGTTGTGAATGCAGCCCGGGTTAGCTTTGCCAAAGAGCACGACGAGTTTGACCAAACAACTGACCGGGGACTCATCAAGTACCTGGCCAAGCATAACCACTGGTCTCCCTTCGCTCATTGCTCAGCATCCTTCCGCGTCAAGGCTCCGATCTTCGTGGCCCGCCAACTCGTGAAGCACACGGTTGGCTTTAGCTGGAACGAGGTGAGCAGGCGCTACGTCAATGATGATCCTGAGTTCTACATCCCAGAGGTGTGGCGCAAGGCAGCAGCCAATGTGAAGCAGGGGTCCAGTGATGAGGCTGCAGACATTTCACCGCAGTTTGCTGAGAGGGCTTCAGAAGATGCTCTGGCTACTTACAAAATCCTGTTGATGGAAGGTGTCTGTGCTGAGCAGGCACGGATGGTTCTCCCTCAGAACACCATGACCGAGTGGATCTGGAGTGGCACCCTCTACGCTTGGGCTAGGATGTGTTCCCTGCGACTAGACTCCCATACCCAGAAGGAAACCAGAGAGATTGCTCAATTGGTATCCGACACAATGGGTGAGTTATTTCCAACCTCTTGGGAATTTTTAATGAACATTGAACCAAAGGAAAAGACTTGCGCACTGCTCTCATCGACGCCGACATCCTAGCCTACCAAGCCGCTGCAGTAAGTGAGAAAGCTACTGACTGGGGGGAGGGGCTGTGGACCCTTCACGCCTTCGAGGAGGAAGCTGCCCTGGCCTTCGAGACTTCCCTGAACAGGGTCCTTGAGAAGGTCGAGGCAGCCAACTTCCTGCTGGCATTCTCGGACTCCATGAACTGGCGCAAGGATGTCCTGCCTACCTACAAGGGCAACCGTGCAGAGACCCGTAAGCCCATGCTTCTCAAATGGGTCAGGCAATATGCCAATAAGTACGGCTGCATCAGCATCCCAACTCTTGAGGGTGATGATGTTCTTGGTATCTGGGCGACCACCAAGAGTAAACTAGACCCTGCCCGTGAGTTCATCATTTGCACAACCGACAAGGATCTAAAAACGATCCCCGGTAAGCACTACAACTTTGGCCGCGATGAGTTCTTTGAGATCACTGAGCACCAGGCTGACAAGTGGCACATGATCCAGACCCTCACGGGGGACACCTCGGATGGCTATGCAGGCTGTCCAGGGGTGGGACCTGTGGGTGCCGAGAAGATCCTCCAGAAGGCTCTTGATGAGGGTACCCCATGGGCCAACCCCAAGCAGCTCAAGGAGATCTATTGGAAGCACGTTGTCGCTGCCTACGAAAAGGCAGGGTTCGGTGAAGAAGAGGCTCTTACCCAGGCCCGTGTTGCGCGTATCCTTCGGGCAACTGACTACGACGACATTCAGAAGAAAATCATTTTATGGACTCCGACTTGAACCACATCTTTGGCGACCCGCTCGCTTCATTCCCCGCTA